GCACGAGCATCTGTGAAATACTGTGTTGTTCCTTCTGCTACATCATCTGTTGTAAGTGCATCTGCATGTGCAACTGCATCATCATATGCTTGTGCTGCTAACCCTGCTGCATCATATGCTGCTGAAGTAGCAGAAAGTGCTGCAGTATTAAAGTCTGAGATATCTGCTGAATCAAGACCAGTTACAGAAATTGTTGATCCTGTAATGTCAATGTTTGAACCAGCAGTTAGTGTGTCTTGCTTTCCTGCAACTAAGTTCGCAACGTCTGTTGCATAGTTTGGATTGTCAGCAATTGCTTCAGCCAACTCATTAAGTGTGTTAAGAAGGGATGGAGCACCGTCTACAAGGGCTGCGACTGCGTTATCTGCATGAAGTTCTGCTGCTGCTTGAGCAAGACCAATTTCTGTGCTTGTCTTGTATGCTGACCAAACTTCTGTTGAAAGGTTTGATGCATCGTTAATTAAATCATCTGCATAGTCTTTAGCATTTTGCTCTGCTGTTCCAGCAGCACCATTTGCATCGTACCACGTATCAACTGTATCACGATCAATCTGTATTGCACCCTGTATAAATTCAACACCAGTTCCTAGTACTGCAGAAATTGTTCCTGATGAGTATGAAATTCCATCCCCACCTGATAGATGACTATCAACCAATGAGTCTGAATAGTACTTGTTTGACGAACCTTCTGAAAGGTCATCTGTATTGTGGTTTGAAATATCTGATACTTGACCAGTTATATTTGCTGTAATTGTTCCTGCAGCAAAATCTCCATTACCATCACGCTTTACAACTGTGTTTGGTGTGTTTACTGCTGTTGCAGTTCCACCAATTGTGCTTACAATGAAGTCAACTGATCCTTGTGACTCTGTAAGAATATCATATCCGTTGATTGTACCTGTTGTACCTTCAACGACAAGACCACTCTTAATCTTAAAATCTTTATTTACTGTTGCCATTTTTTATATCTCCTTAGTTATGCCTTAAGTCCAATTCGTGCAAAACGAACTGTGACTGGCTTGATCGCAGGATCTGGAGTGACTGTTAAAGCCACGGTATTTCCAGTGCGAGAGACATTAATGGTGCCAATATTCCCATCATTGTCGATTGTTCCATATTCGCTGACATTTACATTTGTACCGTCAACGAGAATTGTTAGTTCGGTTGCATAGAACTTGTTGTCCCCTGCAGAGGTTTTTGATATTGAAACAATATACTTAACCATACGCCAAACTGTAGCATCAAAGTTATCAATAACAGTTACGTTCTCAATACCAGTGATTGTGTTTTCATTGTTACCTGCAGAACCCAGATCTGTTGCCTGAGCAGATGCGGTATCAATTAAATCTTCATAATTTTCTTGAGTAGGTCTATCTCCAGTTTGGAATAGACTCTTAACTGCTGGAATTGATACTTTAGCCATGTGGTAATTATAACATGCCTTTTAATAATACTATTAAAGAATGTAGTTAGAAAACCCAATAACCTGAATACCAATGCCTGGTGGGTTATTTTCTCTATACCCTTCTATTCCAATATTTGTTATTGTTAGCCTAAACGGAAGAATATCTGAAGGAGTAACAACTTTTGGATATCCAACTGAAACTATGCCATTAGAAACTGGCTTAAGATCTTCTATTTGAATTAATGGAGATATTGTTGCTGCTGATACCAAAACACCTAAAGCAATACCTTCTGAAATCGTGGTTCTTGCCATGATGCCTACGCCTGATCTGTAATCTCGCCAAGCATGATCATCTCACCTTGACAGACTGTCCAAACACGCTCACCATCTTTTAGTTGTATATCAAAAACATCTCCAGTTAAAAGTTGCTTTGACTGAGTTGCAGATAGGGTAACTGTAAACTCTCCAGCATCATCAAACTCTGACTTATCTGGGAAAACTGTAAACAATAGATCGTCTCCGTCGTTATCTGAATATCTTCTAAAGTCTCCTGTTATATTCCATCCAGCATCATCTCCTGGAGCGGTAGTATTATAGTCTAAAGGATTTCCTAAATCATCTTCTACGTAAACTCTAAAAGAAGCGGTATCTCCAATTACGACAGTCCAATTAATTAGTGGTGGCTTATTTCCAATATTGTATGTTGCTGGTGCATTAACCCCAGTTATTGGTGTCTCATTTGGGTTTCTATATGTAGCCATAGTTTTATTATATCACGACAAACCGTCTCTGAGTGCTCCCCAGGTACCGTTTCCTTTTGCTTCAACTATAACAATTCCATTTACTGCTGCGTGGGCAACAATACCAACTGCTGCAGAACCATTTGGTGGTCTAACGTTTGTCAAACCTCCAGATGGACCAACATACAAAATTTGCCCTGCAAGAAAACTCTGGGTATTTACGCCTTCCATAACTCCAGCAACAACGACAACTCCAGATGCTCCAGAAGCAGTATTGTTTTTTAATAAACCAAGTATTGGTGATGTTGTAGATGGTAAAGCCTTCGCAATGGTAACCTTCCCTGATAGGTTTCCAGTTGCATATACTGGAACTCCACCAGCAATCAATGCACCACTATTGTTAGTTACATTAATCTGGAAATATGATACTCCGTATGCTGGGAGAATTGCATCAAGCGATTCCGCTAGTTTTTTAAAGTCTCCATGTACGTTTACTGGAGAGTTTTCAAGGGGATATCTAATTCCCGTGGCTGATTCTGAGTATGTGGTCATAATAAAATAATTATACACCCAGATTTGACTTTTGGGCCAAAAACATGTTATACTTGGTATAGACACCTACCAGGGTGTTATTGTTTTCTAAGGAGGAAACTATGATTAAATTTATCGAAAGAAACAAAGAGATCATTAGCACACTCAGTATCGTGGCACTTGTCAGTGTATTTTCTAATGCTGCTAATGCTACGCCAGAAATAAATACGAAGAACAATCTTAGCCTTGAACAGGCTCAGACAGCAGACAACGCCTCGAAAGAGGTTTTTTTGGTTTCTAAGGCTAAAAAGTTAGAGAGTTTTGAAAATAAGGTTTCTCTAACAGATCTAGAACTAAAAGAACTGCTATCCCTTGTTGGTTTTAAGGGTAGAGATCTTGTGGTGGCTTGGGCTGTTGCAAAGAAGGAGTCTAATGGTCGTCCATTGGCCTTTAACGGAAACCACAAAACTGGTGACTCGTCATATGGTATGTTCCAAATCAATATGATTGACAACCTCGGACCTGATCGTAGAACCAAGTTTGATCTTGACTCTAATGCTGAACTTTTTAACCCAGTCAAAAATGCAGAGATTGCATACTATATGACAAACGGGGGAGAAGACTGGTCATCTTGGAAGGGTATTACTCCAAGAACTAAGTTCTGGATGTCTAAATTTCCAAAGTAATAAATAAAAGAATACCCCCTTGGAGAAATCCTTGGGGGTATTTTATTTTATACGTGTAGGATTACGTTAAATGCTGCACGTGGTGCTTTGAAGGTTTCTACTTCGTGTACGAGATCTTTTGGCACAAAAACAAAATCTCCTGCAACCACATGGGTTTCATTTTCAAGATTTTCACCTGTTCTCCAAATCATCTCTCCATGAACAACCCACTGGAATTGATCAACATAGTCTTTGTGCTTAGAACCAACAACACCTTTGTTTTTCATAAATGTCACAAGGCCAAAGTTTCCTTGATATATTTCTGGAGAATAGTTTTCAAGAACCCAATCCGTAACTGGCTTAAGTTCTGGTATTATTGTCATAAAGGGGTCTTTTGGATCATACAACTGAAAAGCCAGTCTTGACCAAAATCTACATCTCAATCTCATGTCAAGATACTCATCTTCTAGATTTCCGTTAGAGAGATACGACCTGTCTGGAAACTCTTCTAAATCATCCTCTATATATTGAGCAATGACTTTCAGTATGTTATCCCAGGATGGTCTATTTGGAAACACGTCTTTAAATATATGAATTCTTTTTTCTGCACGTGCCTGTTCTAATATGCTAAGATCAATTCCAGGAGATATGCTTGATACCTGAACTGAATCTTTTTCTTTTATTTGATCTATATTTTCTTGAATCACTTTTACCACATCCTCTTCTCCAACAACATTAATATATGAATGATTTACACCAGCATATTCTGCAAACTCTTTATAATGGTACCTATGGTTTGGGACTGCCAAAATTTCAAATACATTTGTATCTTTGTTTCCCCAAAAAGAATTAAATAACCAAGTACCAGAAAGTCCTGCAATATTTTTTGCAGAACTAAAAATTTTTATTTGTTCTATTAAGGTATAGTCTTCTGGATAAATTATTGTATATCCATTATTTTTAAATATATTTTGTATATATTTGTCTTTATCAGAATATCTATATTTTGCAAACCAATACCAGTGCTTTTCGTCATCTGATAAAAAATCTTTTTTTGAATAAAGTTCTATCTGCTCTTTATGTCTGTTATTATATCTTTCTCTTGAAACAAATATATTACCTGTTTTTTTATCGTTAAAAAATTCTTTAAAACTTTCTTTCAAAATATCTATTGCTAAATAATTATATTTAAAATGTTCGCTTTCTCCACAAGGAATTTCACAAGGTAAAGATCCTAGAGGACAGTTGCAAAAAGGGAAAAACCTTAAGGACCTTGTAGCCCCATTGCTTGAATAAAACTCATCAGGAAATGTAAGATTAACATCAAAAAATAATACAACCTTCTCAAAAGAATAATTTCCAATAGAAAGATTAAAAACTTTTGTGTCTTTATGGCCAAGAGAATTCATCTGATCTATTGTTATTTTATTTTGATTAAATGGCCTTTGATTAGTTTCATAAAAAAATGGCTTTATGTTTTTATACTTTAACTGTAAAACTTTAAACTGTCCATAAATATCCATTAATGCATGACCAAATGCGCCGTCTGTAAGAAATAAATAGGTTTCTCCAGGAACTTGAAGCACTGGTCCTTCATCATTTTTTATAGAAAGATTATTAATTAATACAGCATCAAACTCATAATCTAAAAATTTTTCTTGTGTAATTCCACTACATGATGGGTTCATGTTAGCCAACTAACGACTGCATACCTTGTTCCTTCTATAACTGGAAGAACAGAATGGTTATAAACATAGTTTGATGGGAAAATAATTAATTCGTTTGCTGCAGGTTTATATGTTAAATCAAATCTTGGAAAAACAATTTCTCCGCCAGTATAGTCATCATTAATATAATATACCCAAGAAACCCTTCTATGATGATCCTTGTGATCATCTATATGGTTTGTAAATTTTTGCCCTTTGCCATACTTTAAGATACTGTATTGTTCGTGCCAAGAAGTATCTATTTGGTAATTGTTTTTATAATCTACCTCTAAAGGTCTAAACTCTGATAAAAATATATTAGAAAGACTTGAGTTAAACGCATCTTGAGGATCCATAAATTCATCAATTATATAGTCTTTATATTCTAAATTTATTGTCATCGTATCTCTATAGTCTGTATCAACCTCTATATTATTATCTTTTTGTATTGCAGACTGTGCCCACTTGATACCCGAATTAAAGGCACCATCTTCAATATCTTGAGCCAATGTTGAGTATCCTTCAAATACGTCAGAGTATACTACTATTCCTGGTGCTAATTCTCTTTTATTCATTACCATTTTCCTATCGGGCATGAGGCCATCTTAAGTTTTGTTTTTGCTGACATAAAGCATCCACATTTTTTACACTGAGTTGTTAGTTTAATTAACTCTGGACATGCTTTACATATTTCTAGCCTTTCTTTTGCTAGATCCTCTTCTACATAATTTGCTTTATCTAGTAAATGCCAAGGTCTTGACTCTCCAAGGCTTTCTTTATATTTTTCCCACGCTGACAATTCTTTGTCCATCAACATTCCCCTTTTTTACTAGTATATCATATTGGCTAGTAGAAGCAATTTCCATTACAGCATGCTGGGCA